ATTATCATTGGTGAAGATGATGGAAGTGTTGTGATTGATTTTGACCCAGAGTCATCTGAAGACAAGATTGAGTTTGGCGCAAACCTTGCGGAACACATTGACGAGTCCGAGCTTTCTATACTTTCTTCAGACCTAATTGCATCATATGCCGACGACAAAGCTTCTCGGTCGGACTGGGAAGACACCTATATTGATGGCTTGGATTTGCTTGGTGTTAAGATTGAGGACAGGTCAACCCCGTTTCAGGGTGCAACTGGTGTCTCTCATCCCATACTCAGTGAAGCTGTAATAAGATTTGTATCTCAGGCAATGATGGAGATATTCCCATCCAATGGACCAGTAAGAACAACTGTCATTGGGGAGAAAACCCTAGAGAGAGACCAACAAGCAATCAGAGTTAGAGACTACATGAACTATCTCCTGACCGAGGAGATAGAGGAATACAGGCCGTCAACAGAACAATTACTATTCAAGACTGCCCTCTCCGGCTCTGGCTTCAGGAAAGTATACAAGGATGAAACTCATAATCGTCCCGACAGTATATTTGTTCCAGCCGAAGACTTTGTAATTAGTTATGAGACTACAGACCTGAAGTCATCACCCCGATATACGCATGTGATGCGAAAGAGTGACAACTTTGTAAGACGTATGCAAATTAACGGGTTCTATCGTGACGTAAACTTAGGAGACCCTTCTAATGAAGGAAGCGACATCCAAACAAAATACAACGAACTTACCGGAGTCACGGAAGTCTCAGACACAGATGTCAGAACCCTGCTCGAAATGTTCGTCGAGCTTGACCTCGAAGGATTTGAACACACTGGACAAGATGGAGAACCTACAGGACTCAGCCTCCCCTACGTCGTCACCATCGACCAAACCAGTGACACCATTCTATCAATACGCCGTAATTACAAAGAGGATGACCCACTAACAGAGCCAACCCAACACTTTGTACATTACAAGTTTCAGCCCGGTCTTGGATTTTATGGTTTCGGTTTGATACACCTTATTGGCTCAATAGCTAAATCATCCACATCAATTCTTAGACAGCTAATAGATGCAGGTACACTAGCCAACCTTCCAGCAGGATTTAAAGCCAGAGGTCTAAGAATTAAGGGTGATGACAGACCAATAGAACCCGGAGAGTTCCGCGATATTGATTTGCCAGGTGGGGCTATAAGAGACAACATTCTACCCTTACCATTCAAGGAGCCTTCTCCAACACTTGCCCAATTGATGGGTGTTCTGGTTGATGAGGGCAGACGCATAGCATCTATTGCCGATATGAATATAGGTGAGGGAAATCAGGAAGCTCCTGTAGGGACAACCATAGCCCTTATTGAACGCTCAATGAAGGTTATGTCAGCCGTACATGCCAGACTTCATAATAGTTTAAAGCGTGAGTTTAAGCTGTTAACAGAGATTATTAGGGATACTTTACCTGAGTATCCTTACGATGTTGGGGAAGATTCATTAATTGCAAGGTCAGACTTTGACGACCGAGTCGATATCATTCCTGTTTCTGACCCCAACGCAACCTCGTTTGCCCAACGGATTATGCAACAACAGGCCGCGCTACAAACATCGGCGCAAGCACCACAGTTATATGACCTGAGAAAACTCCACCGAGCGTTTCTCCACACTGTTGGTGTAGACGGGGTTGACGAAATCATACCAGACCCAACTGACGTTCCGGCGTTTGACCCAGTGTCAGAGAACGCACGTCTCATGTCTGGTGCGGCTGTCAAGGTTTATGCCTACCAAGACCATGACAGTCACATATCCGCGCATATGTCACTGATGCAAGACCCAAGTATGCAACAGAACCCTATGGCTAAAATGATACAGCAATCTGTTTCATCTCATATATCCGAACATATGGCGCACAAGTACCGCAACGAAGCTCAAGAGCTTATGTCTGAAGAACTTCCACCACTCAATCCAGAAGCTGAGAACGGATTGTCGGAGGAAGAAGAGTCACGCATTTCAGCCCAAGCTTCTCAAGCGGCGGCACAGATAACTGGCAAGGCACAGCAACAAGCTGTTCTTGAGAAACAAATGGCGGCGGCACAAGACCCTGTCATGCAACAGCAACAAGCCGAGTTACAGGTTAAACAGGCAAAGGTTCAGCAAGAAGCACAAGAGGCGCAGATGGATGCACAGGTCGAAATGCAGAAAGCACAAATGAGAACACAGCTTGAAAGAGAACGCCTAGCACAACAGAGGGAGATAGCTGAGATGAAAGCGCAGATAGAACTCATCAAAGCTGGGATGAAAACTAACTAGGCGGTGACCACTTTCCCCATGATATACATACAATAAGGAGTCTTACATGAGCGACCCAGTTGTTCATGCGTTTGCGGACACTGTCCGTAAAACCATTCGCACATACATGAACGAGCTAACAGATAATGTTGCTCTAGGTTCTGCAAAATCATTTGAGGAATATCAGAGAACGGTTGGACAAATCGAAGGATTGGCAATCGCAGAGAGAGAACTTCTGAACCTCATTTCATCTTCCGAAGAGGAAGACTAACGGCGTTAGCTTGACCGCACAATTCAAAAGCTAAACAGGAGAAAATATGTCATCCGTATATAGTACGGGTGCGGTTGTCATTCCAGACAACCCGCCAAAGCCTATGGGCTATCACGTTTTAATTGTGATGCCAAAAGTTGAAGAGCAAACAAAAGGCGGAGTCATACTTCCGGGTGAAGTTAAGAACCGCGAAGACGTTGCTTCGATAGTTGGAAAAGTGGTCTCAGTTGGAGATACCGCATACCCCGAAACAGATACACGATTTGCCGCTGGACCTTGGTGTCGAGAAGGCGATTGGGTGATGGTTTCAAAGTATGCTGGACACCGATTTGAGTATGACCGCGTCGAGATGCGTATCCTTAATGATGACGCAGTGCTTGCGGTTGTAGACGACCCAACCAAGATTTCGAGGGCAACAGGATGAACGCAGAAGATTTAAAAGATGATGTTGAGCTTGAGGTTCAGGTTGAGGAAGAAGTCCCTCAAGAAGAGCCAAAGCCAGAAACAGAAGAGGTATCTGGTTTAGAAGAACAAACCAAGAAACCTTCAAAGTTCCAAAAGCGTATAGACGACTTAACACATAAACAGAGAGAAGCTGAACGCCAGCGTGATGAATATTACAAGGTAGCTCAGAAGATTATGGAAGAGAACAACTCTCTTCGTAGGACTGCTCAAGAGTTCTCATCAACATCTGTTAATGAAATGGAAGCCCGAATCAATACTGACTTGGACTCAGCTAAAGCTGACTTCAGGAAAGCATATGAAGACGGTGATGCTGACAAGATTACTGAAGCGCAAGACAAGATGATTAAGGCGTCTCAGCAAACTAGCAAGCTAGAGTCTATGCGTACAAGAGCGGCCTCAGACAATTATGCTGAGAGGGAGCCAGTAACTCCGCCGCCAGATACAAAAGCAGTTGAATGGGCTAGCCGTAATCAGTGGTTTAACAGAGACATGATTATGACTAATGCGGCTTACGCGGTTCATGACGAGGCTATAAGCCAAGGAATATCTCTAGGTAGTGACAACTACTATGAGGTAATCGACCAGCGTATGCGTGAAGAGTTCCCACAAAAGTTTAAGGAAGAGGTCGAGGACGCTCCTCCTCCAGCCCGAAAGGGTAACGCAACCTCCGTGGTTACGCCGGGCGGCAATGAAACTGGCCGTTCAAAGAAAGTCCGACTATCACCTTCACAGGTGGCCGTAGCAAATCGTTTGGGTGTTCCTCTTGAGGAATATGCAAAGCAGTTTGTTGCGCTTGAAAATTAGGAGACGTTATGTCTGATACAGCAAAAGCTAATCGTTCGCCCCGCTCAATTGAGAAGCGTGAGCAGGAGCAACGCCCCCAAACTTGGTCACCACCAAACCTAATACCCGACCCCTTACCCAGAGATGGTTTTACTTTTAAGTGGGTTCGCGTCTCGACTATGGGTCAGGACGACCCGATGAACTATTCCAAGAAACTCAGAGAAGGATGGGAAGCCGTTCCTCTTGAGGAGTGTCCTGAAATGGAACACCTTGTGCTTGACCCAAATCCAAGGTTCAAGGGCAACGTCGAGGTAGGTGGATTGCTTCTATGTAGGATGCCCGAAGGCATGGCCGCGCAACGCAATGAATATTATGCGAACCAAAGTAGGAACGCTATCGAATCCGTTGACAACGCTCTGATGCGGGAATCCAACCCAAGGATGCCGATTAACGCTCCACAGCGTGATAGTCGTGTGACCTTTGGGAAAGGCTCTTAACAATCCTGTTGGGGGCAATTTTATTCTCTTAGGGAGAAACCAAAATGGCGACTACTTCAGCCCCTCGCGGTCTGAAGCCAATTGGTCTTCTAGGGGGATTGCCGTTTGCTGGTTCAACTCGTGAATACCTAATTAAGTCAGGTTACAGCACGGCAATCTTTAATGGTGACGTAGTCGGCCTCGCTGACACCGCAAACTCCACTGATGATGGTTACATCGTCCGTGAAGCGGTTGCATCGGAAGTCAATCCTATTGGTGTGTTTCTTGGTGTTTCCTACACCGACCCATCAACAGGTCAACAGACTTTCAAGCAATATTATCCCGGCAGTATCGCAGCTTCTGACATAAAAGCTGTTGTCTCTGTCAATCCATTCACACTGTACGAAGTTCAGGCAGATGGTGCCATTGCTCAAACGCAACTTGGCATGACTGCTGACCTTGTCCAAACCGCCGCAGGAAATACCACCACTGGTAATTCTGGTATCCAGCTTGACGCATCTACCGCGTCTGTTGGTGGTGAGTGTTGGAAAATTATAGACTTCGTGGACCGTGTTGGTTCCTCAATCGGTGACGCCAAAACTGACGTTATCGTAATGATGAACCAGACTGAACACGCGTACCTCGCAGACGCGATTACATAAGGGAGTTGTAAAATGGCTATCGCAAGAGCGCAGCTTATGAAAGAACTCCTGCCGGGTCTGAACGCTTTGTTCGGTATGGAGTATTCTCGTTATGAAAACGAGCATGCTGA